TTGGCCCAAGGACTGATATTCAATGGCAATTGAAAGCAAGTACAGGAACCGTAGCTGCTGGTATTGTGGTTGAAGGTTATCAGATCTTTAACGTAGATTCTGGGAACACCTAATCATGGCAAAGTCCCCCGCATGGCAACGCAAAGAAGGGAAGAATCCGAAAGGCGGGCTAAACGCCAAGGGTCGGGCATCCGCAAAGAAGGAGGGGATGAATTTAAAGCCTCCCCAACCCGAGGGCGGATCAAGAAAGAAATCTTTTTGCGCGAGAATGTCGGGAATGAAATCCAAACTGACATCAGCAAAAACGGCAAACGACCCAAACAGCAGGATTAACAAAAGCCTACGGGCTTGGAAGTGCTGATATGCCAAGTACAAGCGCAAAACAACACAGGTTCATGGAGGCGGTGGCTCACAATCCAGCGTTCGCCAAGAAAGCAGGAATCCCACAAAAAGTGGGTCAAGAGTTCAGCAAGGCCGACAAAGGCAAAAAATTTTCACAAGGTGGTACTATGAAACACGAGAAAGAAAAAGAGATGAAGCAAGCCAAAACTTTAGAACGGCTTGCTAAAGAGGAACGCGAAGAAGCTAAGGGCATGAAGCGTGGCGGCCACGCTAAACATCACGTTAAAAAGATGGCTACTGGCGGCATGACCACTGGCAAGCATGGCGTTTCTGAAAAAAGTGGTATGACTACTGCTAAGATGGGTAAAGCCGAAGTGGGCGGCAAGCTCAAACATGGCGAGCATAGCATCCAGAAAAAAGGTCATACTCGTGCATTGCATGAACCCATGAAATCTATGAAACCATTGGGCATGAAACACGGTGGCAAAACCCACCACAAGAAATAAGGAACTGCCATGAAACATCATGATCATACCCCCCATCACGCTCATCTATATAGCGGTGGAACTAAGCATCACGGTAAAACCGAGTTGCATCATGTTCAACACCCCCATCCTGAAGAGCATGCCCATATTCATGGCATGAAGCACGGCGGGCACGTTAAACATCACCACGAGCATGTAGAGCACCACATGAAAAAACATGGTAGTCACCACGCTGATGGTGGTCACATCCATCATCACGAGCATGTTGCCAAGCACATGGCTCACCACGATGGCATGAAGCATGGCGGTCACGTTAAGCACCACCATGAGCATGTTGAACATCACATGAAGCATCACGATCACAATCGTTAAGAGGTTAATATGAGACCACAAATGCGCCCTCGTCGTATGCCCCCTGCAGCTATGGCCGCAATGGCCCCCGCTGCCCCCGCTGGCCCAGCAATGGCCCCTGCTGGCCCTATGGCTGGCATGAGCAAAGGTGGCATGGCTTCTCCCTCTAAGCGTGCTGACGGCATTGCTAAACGCGGCCATACCGCTTGCAAAATGTGCGGCGGTGGATATACAAAATGATGGCAAGTCGTGGCATGGGGGCTATTAAGCCTTCAAAAATGCCAAAAGGTAAAACGATACATCGCAAAGACAATCCGAACGATGTATCGCTCTACAAAAAAGGCGGCGGTGTAAATGCTGCGGGCAATTACACAAAGCCCAGTTTGCGTAAACGAATTGTGTCGCAGGTAAAAGCCGCAGCAACTCAAGGTACTAAAGCTGGACAATGGTCGGCGCGTAAGGCGCAGTTAGTTGCTAAGAGATATAAGGCTGCAGGTGGAGGTTATCGTGATTGAACATGTAAAAGATTGTTTAATTGATGTGGCAGGCGAATGTACTTGCGATGCCATGACAGATGAGCAAATAGATGTTGAGCTACTTGAAAAAGAAGAAGCAAAAGATTGAAAGCGCCGCAGCAATCCCTTAAAAATTGGGGCGACCAGAAATGGCGTACCAAAAGTGGAAAGCCGTCAAGCAAAACGGGAGAAAGGTATCTCCCAGAGGCTGCAATTAAATCTTTATCTCCTTCAGAATATGCGGCAACAACAAAAGCAAAGCGTAAAGGTAAAGCAGCAGGAAAACAATTTGTGGCACAGCCCAAAACAATTGCAAAGAAAACAGCAGGGTTTAGATAATGGCAACTTCAGGCACAGCATCGTTCGATTTAGACTTCACGGATTTAGCCGAGGAAGCATTTGAGCGCGCTGGTCGTGAATTAAGGTCAGGATATGATCTAAGAACTGCTCGTAGATCGATGAATTTGATGACCATCGAGTGGCAAAACCGTGGTATCAACATGTGGACGATCCAACAGCAGTCGTTTACGCTTGTACAGGGTCTAAATACCTACCCTTTGCCCGTAGATACGATCGATTTGCTTGATCATGTGATCAGAACTAACGCAAATCAGACCTCAAATCAGTCAGATTTGAATATTACTCGCATAAGTATGCCTACTTATGCCACAATTCCTAACAAATTGACCCAAGCAAGGCCAATTCAGGTCATGGTTCAACGTAATTCGGGTGAAACTAACCCGCTTTATACAACACCAAACACACCTTTTCAAACACAGCCTGTGCAGGTTTACCTTGCAAGCAGCATAGGTACTACAGATACCACAATTACACTTACCAGCACCTACGATATGGCTGCGCAAGGCTATATTCAGCTTGGTTCTATGACTGGTGAGATTGTTTATTACTCTTACATATCAGGAAATACCCTAAGTGGGTGTTTTAGAGGCCAAAACAATACAACGGCCACTGCTTACACGGGCGGTGGCACCGCAACAGCTATTTACATCCCACAGATTCCAGCAATCACTGTGTGGCCCACGCCTGATGGCTCAACAACATACACATTTGTGTATTGGCGTATGCGCAGAGTCCAAGATTCGGGAACTGGCGTCAACACAGGCGACATGAGTTTTAGATTTATCCCCGCAGCGGCGGCTGGTTTGTCTTATCATATTGCGACCAAGATACCCGAGGGTACTCCTCGAATTGAAATGTTAAAGGCTCAGTATGATGAACAATTTAACCTTGCGGCGGGTGAAGACCGCGAGAAAGCTGCGATACGTTTTGTACCTCGTCAGATGTTCATTGGTGGAAGTACTCCGTAATGGGAAACAGGTTCGCCTCTGGTAAGTTTTCGATTGCCGAATGTGATCGGTGCGGGCAAAGGTACAAGTTAAAACAGTTGAAGTTTGAGGTTATAAAGACTAAACTCTATCAACTAAAAGTTTGTCCTGAGTGCTGGGATCCAGATCATCCGCAGTTGCAATTGGGTATGTATCCAGTTGATGATCCGCAAGCAGTGAGACAGCCAAGGCCCGATCTGTCGTATCAGGCATCTGGAACTACTGGATTATTAATTGATTCAGTTAATCCAAATGACTATACGATACAAGGTCAAGGTACTCCATCGGGAGGTTCGAGGGATACACAATGGGGTTGGAATCCTGTTGGCGGAGCAAGCAGTTTTGATACGGTGTTGACACCTAATTATTTGGTTGCAACAACATATGTGGGTACAGTCACTATCACAGGGAGTTAAACATGGATAAGAAAGAAGTTAAACATATCGCCGATAAAGAAGCCAAAAAAGAAGTGAAGCATCACGAAAAAAAGATGCACCACACTAAGCACATGGCTGCTGGCGGTAAGACTAGCGCACAAATGATGAAGTATGGGCGCAACATGGCCAAGGTTATGAACCAGCGTTCTTCTGGAAGGGGTGGTTAAAATGGTTGCACCTACAAAAAAGAATAGTCCAGCTATTCACAAACAAGGTAAAAAATTCAACGGCCCAGCCGAAGAGTACGCTAAACCACATACTATGACTGGGGCTCCTGTCACTGTTAATAGCGCTGAAGAACCCACTATGTCCAATAAAGAACATTTGCTTAAAGCCAATGTTTCTGTAGCTTGGAATCGTAGTAATGAATATCCTGAAACTAAAACTTCAGGTATCAAGATGCGTGGTACAGGCGCAGCTACCAAAGGTTTAATGTCTAGAGGGCCAATGGCATAACATGTATTACAGCGAGTTAGTCACTGCCGTTAACGATTACATCGAGAATAATTTCCCGACACTCGACCTCAATCGTATGATTGAGCAGACCGAGCAGAAGATTTATAACACAGTACAGTTACCTAGTTTGCGTAGAAATGTAACGGGTACTGTTACTCCAACTAATCAATATCTTACTGCCCCTGCTGATTTTCTATCGGTGTATTCACTCGCTGTATATCCTGTTGATGGGTCTAGTAATAATCAATTGTTTTTGTTAAACAAAGACGTTAATTTTATTCGTGAAGCGTACCCAAGTTCAACTTACCAAGGGCAACCAAAGCACTATGCCATTTTTGGCCCATCATCTTCAAACGAAACATTATTGACTTTTATCATTGGGCCAACACCCAACATGGCGTATAACGCAGAGCTGCATTATTACTACTATCCGACATCAATTATTCAAGCTGCAATCAGTACATTAACGATTACTAACGCAGGATCAGGGTACACAAATGGCACTTATTACAATGTTGCTCTTACTGGCGGGACTGGCAATAGCGCTACTGCTACTATTGTTGTTAGCGGCAACATTGTCACTTCTGTAACCTTGATTGGTAAGGGATGTTATTACGCTGTTGGCGATACCTTGAGTGCTGCCATTGCAGGCGGCACTGGGTTGGTATTAACAGTCACAGTAATCAATAACGCCAACGGTGAAACGTGGGTTGGGGATAACTTTGACTCAGCTTTGTTGAATGGTACTTTATATGAGGCCATTACTTACGTCAAAGGCGATGCTGATATGCAAGCTCTGTATAAAGATCGCTATGTACAAGCTATGGCTCTTCTCAAGAATTTGGGAGATGGGAAACTCCGTATGGATGCTTATCGTGATGGTCAGGTTAGGATTCCAGTATCATGAGCATAATCCAAACCCAAACCACTAGTTTTAAAGCAGAGCTCTATCAAGGGGTGCATAACCTATTGACAGATACTTTGTATATGGCGCTATACACAGGCTTTGCCAATCTAGGGCCCGATACAACTGTGTATACATCAGCTAATGAAGTCACTGGGCAAAGTGGATATACAGCCGCAGGAATACAAGTAACAGGGGCTACAGTCAATACATCAGGATACATAGCCTATGTTAATTTTAATAATGTTGTTTGGGCTAACTCTAATATTACTGCTCGGTGTGCTCTACTTTATAATCAAAGTAAGGGCAATAAATCGATATGTGTAATTGATTTTGGCTCAAATAAAACAATGGTTAATTTCACCATCACCATGCCAGTCAATTCATCAACAACAGCATTGATTAGGAGTTCAAATTGATTATCACAACCACCAAAGGCGACATGGACGACTCATTGTTGGAGCATAAACAAGGCTCAATTGACAATGACGTTGAGTACACAACATGGGATGAGTATTACCTGGATGGTGAACTAGTCCATCGTTCTGCTCATGTGACTTTAAAACAAATGCCCTCCTTTGCGGTGGGTTCGATTGAATCTTTCTAGGAGAATAACGTGGCCAACACCCAGAGTATGTGTACTTCTTTTTTAAGTGACCTGATGACGGCCACTCATAACTTTACCACTGGTACAGGTAATACATTCAAGGCAGCGCTTTATTTTGCGTCTGCTACTATTAATGCCTCAACCCCTGCGTACTCTACGACTGGAGAAGTGACCAACACCTCTGGTACTGGGTATACGGCTGGCGGTGTAACTGTAACGAACGGAACAAGTCCTGCGTCTACCAATACATCGGCTACGGCGGGCGTGGCTTATTGGACTCCTACTGCGAGCTTTCAATGGACGGCTTTAACAGTGACGACTGCGTTTGATGCGGTGTTGATTTATAACTCATCAAGTTCCAACAAAGCTGTTTCAGTACATACATTTGGTTCACAAACCATCACGGCGGGTACGTTCACATTGACGATGCCTTCCAACTCGACATCTTCAGCATTACTACGTTTGTCAACAACATAATGTATGGCATTAACATGGGGCTATGGCAACTGGGGTGATGGAGCTTGGGGCGGTACTCTACCGCTCACAGGAGACCCAGCCTCGGGTAATGTAGGATCAGTTGGCCCCAATATCACCATCGCTTTAACGGGCGTAGGTGGCGTAGGAAATGTAGGGACAGTCGTAGCGGTTGAGTCTGAGGCTGGTACGGGAGATGGAGCAAGTGGTAACGTAGGGTCTGTCGGGCCTAATATCACTGTAACGCTCTCAGGTGTTGGCGGTAGTGGAGCGGTTGGGTCGGTCAGCTTTAGTGTATCGGTGGGGTTGTCAGGCGATGCGGCATCAGGATTTGCTGGCACGCTTTTGGTCACCAATGCTCGGGCGCTGTCAGGAGTTTTTGCCAGTGGCTCGGTAGGGTCAGTCAGTCCAGCCAAGAGTTTTGGACTGACAGGGGATAATGCTTCAGGTGCAGTTGGTACGGTGGCCCCCAGCAGTTCAGTGGGATTGACTGGAACAAGTTCCACGGGCGCAGTCGGATCGGTTTTAGCGGCTTTGAGGGGCGTTACCGCAAATGGTAATGTCGGTTCAGTTGGGCCAAACATCACGATAGCTTTGACAGGTGTTGGGGCGAGTGGCTTGGTGGGTTCCGTGACGATGGGAGCAAGGACGGCTCAGTTGACAGGGGTGAACGCAACGGGTCAAGTGGGCAATATGTTTGCGGTGTATTGGAGTTTAATTGATGACAGCCAGAACCCTTCGTGGCAGAATATTGGGGACGCACAGACCCCAGGCTGGTCTACAATTGACGACAATCAAACGCCGAATTGGGCAGTGATTTCAACAGGATAAAACATGACAGTTACTAACACATCACTACTAGGTTTAGCTCTACCCACTACTGGCACAGAGTCTGGTGTTTGGGGCGATGATGTAAACAACGGCTTAACAATCCTTGTGGACATGTCGGTTGCAGGTACAAATAATATCACGCAGGACTCAGACATTACGCTATCGGTCAGTAACGGAAACAACTCCTCTACATTTACGTCTACAGCAACGAATTCGACAGTAGCTCAGTATAGTACATTAAATTGCACAGGCGCTAGAGGGGCAATTAGAAACATCATCGCTCCAGCGTCAAGTAGAACATTTGTAGTTATTAACAATACCACGGGCGGGTTTGCGATTGTCATCAAGAAGTCAGGCGGTACTGGGGTTAGTATTGCGCCAAATGAAACAGCGATTGTTTATTATGATTCAGTCACAGCTACGGATTATGTAAAGGTCAGCTCAACAGTCAACGTATCCTCATTTAGCGCAGGAACGACAGGATTCACTCCAAGTACCGCCACAACAGGCGCAGTGACTTTATCTGGCACATTAGCAACGACTAATGGTGGTACTGGACTAACTTCATTTACAGCAAATGGTGTGGTGTATGCGTCTAGTACAAGTGCTTTGGCTACTGGGTCTGCGCTGACTTGGAATGGTTCTGTATTTGATGTTAGGGGTAGCACATATATTGGTAATGGATCATCTTCTTATTATTTAGATATTGGTTCAGATGCTAACAATTCTTATGTTCGTTCATCTAATCAATCAACATCGTTTTTTGTTGGAACCCGAACATCTATTCCGTTAAGATTTTTAATAAACGATTCAGAAGTTGCACGATTCAACACATCAGGCTATCTAGGTATAGGTACAAGTAGTCCTGCTGGTAAATTGAGTGTTACTAATGCAGGTGGCGCAGGAAATTATAATTTTTACACAAATGCAACTAATATTGCCAACCCTAATAGCAGTGGTTCTGAAATTATTGGTTCTCAGATTACGGTTGGTGGCAACATTATTTTATCTGAACGCCAACCAAATGGTGCATATTCAGATAGAACAGATTTAGCATTTGTAACTAATACTGGCTATGGAATTGGTCAATCTGAAAAAATGCGACTAGACTCTAGTGGTAACTTGTTAGTGGGGACTACAAGTGCTACTTCTATTTTAACTGTTGGTAATGGGTCTGCCGCAAATAAAGTAATTACCATCAATGGTGGAACAGGGGGAAGCCTAGGTGCTGGTGTTGTTCTACAAAGAAACAGTACGCAAACAGCTATTTTTTCTACTGACAGTTTAATTGGTGGGTCTGCTGATGGTGCTTCTATTTGGAGTTCAGAGGCAACAAGATTTTATACTAATGGTTCTAATGAACGGATGCGTATAGACAATAGTGGTAACTTGTTATTGAATACTACAAGTCAATCTGATAGTGCTAGATTTACATTAGCATATTCAACTGGAGTAAATAATGGAATTTCATTTGTAGGAAATGCAACTAGCGCACAAAATGCTTGTGTTTTCAGAAATACAAATGGTCAAGTAGGTTCTATTGTCACATCAGGTTCAACTACTACATATAACATTACATCAGATCAAAGATTAAAAACTAATATTGTTGATGCTCCAGAAGGCAATATAGACCAAATTAAGATTCGTTCTTTTGATTGGAAATCTGATGGCTCTCATAATACATATGGTGTTATTGCACAAGAGCTATTAGAAGTAGCACCTTACGCAGTTCATCAACCCGCAAATCCTGATGAAATGATGGGCGTGGATTACAGTAAATTAGTCCCAATGATGATTAAAGAAATTCAATCCCTCAAGGCTGAAGTAGCCAAACTTAAAGGAGTTTAAACATGAACACTTACACATGGACAATTTCTGCGCTAGACGCATATCCAACAACACCACAACCCGATTGTGTGTTCAACGCACATTGGCAATGCGTTGCGACTAGCGACCAAACCCACACAGTAAATGGGCAAACAGTCCCCTACACTGCAAGGATTTATAGCACTTGCAACATTGTTTACAACCCTAATGAACAATACATTCCTTATGCCAATTTGACACAGGCAGAGGTATTAAATTGGATTTATGAAAATGGCGTTGACCAAACTGCAACACAGACCGCATTGGATGGCATGATAGCCAATCAAATTAACCCGCCAGTGGTGAGCCCTGCGCTTCCCTGGGCAACACAAGGAGCTTAAACATGGACAAAGTAACTTTATCAACCACACTCGTGAACAACATCATGGCGTACTTGGGAACTAAACCCTTCCAAGAAGTATTCCAATTGATTCAAGAAGTGCAAAAAGAAGCTCAACAACAGGAGCCTACAAATGGCAACCAAATTCATCCAGAAGGCAATTAAGCATCCTGGTGCTCTTCGCAAAGAGTTGGGCATCAAGGAAGGCAAGACGATTCCTGCAAAGAAGCTGGCGGCCGCTGCAAAAAAACCTGGGAAACTAGGACAGCGTGCCCGTTTTGCGGAGACGCTTAAAGGCTTTAAAAAATGAGTGATACCGAAAAAGACCTTGCCGTTCACGTTGCAGTCTGTGATGAGCGCTATAGGCAGATCGCAGATATGCTGAAAGAAGGCGATAGACGCATGACCAAGATCGAGTATTTGATCTATGCTGTGATGGTGATGGTCATGTTTGGGCCAGGGGTTGCGGCATCGTTCTTTCATAAAGTTTTTGGGTTGTAAAAATTGATCCATTCACCCTTGTCGCTCTGGCAACTTCGGCGTTTAAACTCGTCAAAGAATCCTGTGAGATGTACAAGGAGGGAAGGCAGTTCGTTGTTGATGCCAAGAAAGAAATTGACGGAGTTGTGGGTGATATCAAGGGTATACAAAAAGATGCTCAAGGAATATTTGGGTTTTTCAAAAAACTTTTTGGCGTTCAACAAGAAACTCAAAAGCAACAAACTCAAGTCGGATCTGCTCCTGTTAAAAAGACCAAAAAGAAAGCGGTTGAATTTGATGAGAACCAAATCTATGCCCAAGTTGCAGATGCCCTCACCAAGTTCTTCCACGCATATAACGGCTTAAAGGCTTACACAAAAGAACAAGAAGAGTTGGCACTGACTGCCAACAATGAAGAAGGAAACGATATTGCGATCAAGTTGGTTATTGCCAATTTGCAAATGGAAAAATTGAATGAAGAGATGAGGGAGTACATGGTCTACCATGTTCCTCCTGAGATGAAGGACTTGTACAGTCGAGTGAATAAAATGATTGGGCATATTGCCAATCAGCAAGCATTAGCACGAAAGGCGGAGCTAGACAAGAAACGGAAAGCGCAATGGCTAAAGCGTCAAAGGGCGGAGGAATTCCAAGACAAAGCAATAGCTACAGTAATAACGTTTCTGATGATAGCGTGGATATGGGGAATGATGATGATCGTTCGTTCTTCGTCATTGTTATCGTGGTCTTGATGGTGGTGATCCTCCTATTCATACCACTGCTTTCGTGGATGTACATAGACATCAAGATGATGGAGATTCGTGTAAACAA